TACGGCCTGTGGATACCGAGCGCGGCCTCAAACTGGATCAAGAACGGTTGCCTCAATCAGATCCGTTCCTACCCCGAGTCCGCGCAGCCGTTCTTCGGCCTAGTCGCGTTCACCACGACCCGCAACTCGCTGCTGCCATCGGGTGTCGACGCGGCCCACGCTTACACGCCGCCGCTTGACCGCTGGATCGACGTGCTTATGCGAGTCAAGCACTCGCAACTGCCGCAATCGGAAGCCGACATTTATTTCGACGGACGGCTGATCTGGCAAAGCCGAGGCAAGGTCACGATCGGTGACGGCGGCGGATACATGAAGGTCGGGGTCTACGGTCAGGCCGCCAATGGTCCGGTCACGGATCGCTGGATAGCGATAAACAATCTGCGCATCGGCACGATTCAGGCCGATGTTGGAAATGGCCTCCCAGTGCCGGTGCCGGCAGCCGACCGCATCAAGTCGGTCGAGATCACATTCGACTCGGGCCGCGTCGTAAAGCTCTAGAGCTTCGAGCGGCCGGTGTAGCCGCAGTGCTTACAGCCTGAGCCTTTGCACCAGGGACAGATTCGTGTTCCGTAAAGGTGTAGCCACTTGACCATCTGGGCCTCCTTGTCAGGAAGAAAGGGAAGGATGGTTGCCGCGGGCAGGGAGGGAAAAGCGCGACAACCGATCCTCCCCTGGGGTTTCTGATCGGGCGGCAGACTACCACAGGTAGAAGCGCCCGCACCATAAAGTTTTCCCCGCTCGTAGCGGGTAAAACGTCCGGCCGCAGCTCTACAAGTGCGGCCTGTGAGCAAGATCGTTTGCATCGGTGACTCGCACACCGGCTCGATTCAACGCCCGACCTATCCCGAGTACGCGGACGAGCTGTTCGGGACGATCCACGATGTAGTGAACAAGGGTGTCGCGGGCAACACGACCGCCGATATGATCGCGCGCTTCGCCGCCGATGTGATCGCCCAAAGCCCCAACTACTGCATCATCTTCGGCGGCTACAACGATGTGAACACGGGTGTTGCCAACGCCACGATCGAGGCGAACCTGCGCTCGATGTACGACCAGTGCATCTCCAATGCGATCGTGCCGATGGGTGTGCAGATCTTTCCCTTCGGCAGCTCCGCTGGTTGGAACTCGACCAAGGAGACGAACCGCCAGGTCATCAACGACTACATCAATCAGCAGGGCATCGCCGTTATCAACTTCAACGCGCCGCTGACGACCTACCTACACCCGACCACTGGCGTCGAGAACTTCCTACGCCCGCGGCTCAAGACGATCTACAACACGGGCGATATGACCGACGATGGCATCCACGTCAACGTCCCTGGCGTTCACATACTCGCCGGCATCGTGGCCGCGCAGTTCGGCTTTTCCTGGACGATTCATCACTCCGGCTTCGCGCGCAACGCCAATAACGGCCTCCAGGTGGTTCCGACCGCCCAGGTCACGCACACCGATACAGCCCTCGACCGCGCTGGCTTCATACGCTTCCCCGACGACCGCCTGGTGGTCGAAGAGGATGGCACGGGCACCGTTCAGCGCGGCTTCCTGCGCAACAGCTCCGGTCATCTGGTCGTGACCAAGACGGCTACCGGCGCGACGATGCAGGGCGGATTCCTGCGTTCCCCGCCCGCCGGCACCAACGCCTTCGGCAAGTTGGTCGTGACCACGAGCTCGGCTGGTTGCGACTGGCGCGATGGTCACTTCCGCGCTGCGAACAAGGCGCTGCTCGTCTCTGGTATCTGAGCCCATCTATATGGTCCCGATCAGAGCGATGCGTAGGAGTCCGCTTCGGTGGGCCTGCTAGCTCTGAGGGCGGTGTGGTCTAACGGTAAGGCGCTCGACCCACGAGCGAGAGATGCGAGTTCAACTCTTGTCCACCGCCTGTTTTGCCGAATCGCGGACACTCCAAGGGCTATCAACTGGCCCGTCTCTACCACGCCCTAGACGAGCTCGATTCGGGGGTCTGCACGACAAATCAGCCGCGCCTGGCACGCAAGCGGATCAAGGCCAAGATCGAGAAACTGGAGGCTCAAGGCGTCACCCCCAGCACCTACTATGCACCCGTCCACGGTCCACGACCGAAGATAAGAGGGGATGAGTAGATGCCTGGAGTAATGGAGCTCGACCCAACGCTTGCCGCGCAAGCGCCGGTCGACGGCGAAGAGCTACTTGGTACACCCTACGACGAAGAGCCCGAGCTGGCCGAAGGCGAGGGCGGCGAAGATCCCGACCTCGACGTTGACACCGACTGGGGCGACGATCAGCGCAAGACGATCACCTTCATGTTCATCGCGCCCCGCGATATGGAGACGCCCGAGGTCTGGAAAAAGGCACACGAGCTGATCCAGTCAGCCGAGGCGAAGGGACTCAAGCTCTACGAAGGTGCGGTGACGGACCACGGCGCCGCGGACGACTAAAGCACCACCGTCCGCACCAGCGCGACTACGCCGGCTCGATGTAGCCGCGCTCGCCAAGCTCTCCCCCCAGGAGCGCGAGCTTGCCGAAGAGGCGCTACGCCGGATCAAGGTGGTGGCCGAGCGCAACCCGCTCGCTCGCTTCGACCCCTACCGCCAGCAGCACCAGTTCCTCGGTTCCCAGGCCAAGTCCAAGCTGTTCATCGCCGGTAACCAGACCGGCAAAACGACGATCGGGCTGGTCGACGACATAGTGCAGGCGATCCCCGAAGAGGCGGTGCCCAAACACCTGCTGCCCTACAAGACCTTCAAGCCGCCCTTCTACTGCCGGCTGATGACACCGGACTTCGATCACACGATGGATCAGGTGCTCCTGCCGAAGTTGCGCGAGCTCTGCCCGACCGACGAGCTGCACGGTGGCTCGTGGTCACGCGCCTACGACAAGCGACACCGCATACTGCGTTTCAAGTCGGGATCGTGGTTTCAGTTCAACTCCTATAAGCAGGAGGTTGCCGATCTCTCGGGTGCCACCCTGCATCGCGTTCACTACGACGAGTCGCCGCCGAAGGAGCATCGGACTGAATCGAAGATCCGCCTCGTCAGGCAGTTCGGCCAGGAGATTTACACGCTCACGCCGGTAGAGGGCATCGAGAGTTGGCTCTACGAAGATATGTGGGAACCCTGGGAACGCGGCGATCGGAACCTGTCGCGGGTCGAGATCATCACGGCCTCGATGGATGACAACCCCTACCTCACGGCAGAAGCGCGCGAGTGGGTGCTTGAAGGCTTGTCCGCGGAAGAAAAGGATGCGCGTCGGCGGGGGCTGTTCCGTGCCCTGCACGGTCTGATCTACTCGGACTTCAATCCGAAGATCCATGTCGTCTCGCGGGGTCGTATTCCTGACAACGTGAACATCATCGTCGGAATCGACCCTGGCACCCGTTACGCCGTCGCCGTTATCTGGTGCGCCATCGACGCTCAGGGCCGCTGGCACGTATTCGAGGAACTGAAACTGCGCAGCATGAATGTCGAGACAACAGCCGATGCGATTCACCGAATCAACGCGAAGTGGGATATCGACCCCATGAGCTACGTGATCGACCCATCGGCACGGAACACTCTCCACCAGACCGGACGCTCCGACCAGGATCTCTACGCCGAGCACGGCATCGTCGCCGCCCCAGGCCAAAACGATGTGCGCACCGGCATCAAGCGCCTGGCCGGCCTGCTGTCACTAGACAGAGAGGGCCAGCCGAGGATGCTGATTCACGACGACTGCACGAACCTGATCGCGGAGTTCAAGAAGTACCGCTGGAAGGAACCGCCGAAGTCAGGCGAGGAAACGCGCGAGGCTCCGACCAAGAAAGACGACCACCTGCTCGACGCTCTGCGCTACTGCGTGATGCAGCGGCCCTGGGCACCCGAGGAACCCGAAGAGGATGAACGTACGCCCCAAGAGAAAATGGTGGACGCCGATCTCGAACGAGAGTGGGGCCGCAAGGATGAACGCGCCAACGAGTTCGGCCTTGTATAGCCGTCCGGCCACCGTCCTATAAGTTCGAGCGCATGAGCCCGCTAACGAGTGCCCAACTGCAAACGAAGCTGTCGTCTGCAACGCTGCAACCCGACCGCCAGGAAAACCCTGGCGTCATCGAGATCACACTGCGCGGTGACGCAGCTGGTCACGGCATCACGCCAGGCACGATTCGGCAGTTTCTCATGGCGATTATGGGTGGCTTCCCAATCTGGGATCACCCGACGCCTGGGAATGGCTGTCGCAATCAGGTGGTACGCGCCAACATCGACCCCACGGCCGGTCGTCTCCACACTTCGCAGCTCAATCCCAATGGTTATTTCGATGCGGGTATCACGGGTTACTCGCAATCGAAGGGGTCGGGCTCCCAGGCATACATCTCGAATGACGGCTATTTCGGGAACGGTTGCCTGGAGCAGACTTGCCCAGGTTCGGCCGGCCAGGAGGGCACGCAGCTCACAGCTTCGATCGACGTGCCGGCAGCTTCGCGTGTCGCCGCACTCGCCTGGGTCAAGTCAATGTCAGGCTCGACTGCGCTGCGGATCGCGCTGACCGAGCGCGATGCTGCTGACGCGGTTGTGACCACGACCAACGCGGCCATCACCGCCGTCACGACAGGCTGGCGTCACGGCTTCGCCAATAAGCAGTTCGGGGCCACGGGCGTCAAGGCGAATCTCTCGGTCTGCACGGCTGGCACCACCGCTGCCGTGTTCAGGACTGACGCAGTTGTGATCGCCGTTGCCCACCCCGAGGCATTTACATCGGTGGACGTGGGCGAGAACACGGAGGCCAACTATCGCGTCCACCTGCTGATCCGTAATGACGGCCGCAGGGTGTTCGACCCCAATCGCATCTTCGACGCGGCCGATCAGATCTGGGGAACGCTCGGCTCGGGTAAAGACGAAGAGGCCAACGGCGTCTATCAGATCACGGTCGCGCCATGAGGAAGCCACCCCCGACGAGCGGACTGGTTCCTGGCGTGCGCGTGACTGACTCACCGACCCGCGCGCAGCGCAACACGGCAATCGAGACGAAGGGACCATCGACGCCGGCCTCGCGCCTTGCCGCCAGGCTGCTTGCCCGCCGCCGCGGTGGTAGACGGAGGTTCTGATGCACGTTTCTGAGCGCACCGAACACTGCGCCGCTTGCTACGGGCAATACACCGACCGGCGCTACGTCGACTTCGAGGCGGCCTATGACGGCCCCGTGCTCGACGGGGCGATTAAGGTGGCGATCGACGACCTCGTGATCTGCGAGCACTGCCTCCAGGCTGCGGCCAAGATGATCGGGCTCGTGAAGGCGCCCGACCTCGTGAAGGCGCTTGAGGAAACGACGAAGGAACGCAACCTCTTCAAGTTCAAGCTCGGTCGAGAGCGCGAGCGCGTGAAGCGACTGCACAAGGCGGCCTCCGTCGAGGATGAAGCCGAGAGCGGCGAGCTGAGCGAAGCCAAGCTCGAAGAGCTGGCTGAGTCCGTCGCCTAGTAGCCCTACTCTTCCCCCTCCATGACCGTTATCGCCGTCTTGCTGGGACTGGCGCTGGTCGCCTCGAATGTCGCCTGGCTTTTCTACATGGCCGGTCGTGACAGGCGCGACCGCGACGAGCGTGCGGAGCTGTGGACGCGCATCCAGCACCCCGAGCTCGTGACACCTCGCGCCGCCGTCGACTACACGCCGCCCGAACCGGAAGAGTTCGAGTTCGACGAGCGTGAGCTCGCAGGGTCGATCCAGACCGACGAGATCATCCGTAACGGCGACGAGTAATGGCTGACAAAAAGAAGTTCTCGAAGTACCCACTGGACGAGTTCACGAAGGACTACGACCGCGCCGAGATGGCGCGCAAACGCTTCGAGCCCGACTGGTATCTGAACCTCTGTTTCTACGTCTCGGACCAGTGGGTGTTCTGGAACCGCTCGCGCCTCGACCGGCCGGTGGTCACGAAGGGCCGCGTGCTACTGGTTGACAACCGCATCCTCGGCATCGTGCAGACACGCCTGGCACGCAAAACGAAGTCGAAGCCCTCTTTCGTCGCTACGCCGGCAACGCTCGACGAGTCAGACGTATCGGCAGCGCAGCTCGCAGAGAAAGTGCTGGAGGCCGACTGGGATGACCTCAAGCTGCTGCAGAAGCTCTACCAAGTGCTGCTGTGGCAGGAGATCTGCACGATCGGGTTCTGGAAGATCTACGAGGATGACAAGAAGGGCAAAAAGGACAACTTCATCTTCCAGGGCGACCAGCCCGTGATGGGCCAGGATCAGCGCCCGTTGCGCACCTCACAGTTCGAGGAAGCTGGCATGGATATGCCCGATGGCTACGAGTCGCGCGAGATCTACGAAGGCGATTGCTGCGTCGAGGTGCTGTCGCCGTTCGAGGTCTACCCCGACCCACTCGCCACCTGCATCGAGGATGCCGACTGGGTGTTCGAGGCCAAGGTGCGCTCACCCGATTACGTCAAGCAGCGGTACGGCGTCACGATGGAGCCCGATATCGACGCGATGCCTGGTGTGGCTGAGTCGAAGCTGGTGTCGCCGGTCGCTGCCGGCGAGTCTCGTCAGGGCAAGGCCAAGGGCGTCAAGGTCTACGAAGGCTGGTATCGCCCCTGTTCCAAGTACCCGAACGGGATCAGGGTCGTCTACGCGCGTGACCAGATGCTCCACGTCGAAGAGGCGCCCGTCGACCCGATGCCCTACGTCGAGTTCTCGGGCTCAATCGTGCCAGGCCGCTTCTGGCCGACGAGCGTGGTGTCGGCGCTACGCGGGCCGCAGTCGGAGCTGAACAAGATCAAGTCGCAGATCCGCGAGTCGGCCAACCGCCTCGGTAACCCCGCCCTGCTGTGGTCGCGCATGGCCGGCAAATGCACCTATGAGGGCTTGCCTGGTGAGGTGCTCCACTACGACGACACGACCGCCAACGCCAAGCCCGACTATCTGCGCCCACCGGAGGTGCCGGCCTACGTGCAAAACGAGGTCGAGCGCATCGAGAGCTCGATACAGGAGATCTCGGGGCTACACGAAGTCAGCAAGGCGACCGTCCCGACTGGTGTAACTGCGGCCTCTGCGATCAACCTCTTGCAGGAGGCCGATGACACACGCCTCGGTCCCGAGGTGTCGCTGATGGAAGATTCGCTCGCTCGGGCTGGGACGAAGCTGCTCAAGCTCCGTGCGCTTTACACGGATGCTCCGCGCCTTTTGCGGATCGCGGGGGAGGATGGTGATTGGGATATACAAGAGTTCAAGGGGCAGATGCTCAAGGACGAGACAAGCGTAACCGTGCAATCGGGCTCGATGATGCCGCGCTCGAAGGCTGCCAAGCAGGCCGCGATGATCGAGGTGTTCCAGCTTGCGATCCAGTACGGCGTGCCGCTGCAGCCGCGCAACATCAGGCGTTTCTTCAAGGACTACGAAGTGGGTGGCATCGACCGGCTGTTCGCGGATATCGGTCCCGACGAGGCTCAGATCAACTGGGAGAACCGTCAGCTCTCGCTCTCCCAGCCGTTGCCGATCAACTCTTACGACGACGACGATCTGCACATCTCCGGCCACGAGGAATACCAGAAGTCAGGTCGCTACCGTCGCCTCGACCCATCGGCCCAACAGATCATGCAGCAGCACATCGACCTGCATCGCCAGCGCCGCACGCAGACGCTCGACGCTGAGAAATCGGCGCAGGCCCAGGCAGCCGAGAAACAGGCGTGGAGCCAGGCCGAGCGCGAGGCGTGGGTCGAAGAGCAAAAGGTTCAGGCCGAGATCCCACTCGAAGAGATGAAGCTCAATGCCCAGGCCCAGCACGACCAGGAGCTCGAAGCTATCCGCCAGGCTCACCAGAATGGCGGCAAGCAAAAAGAGAAAGCCTGATGCCGCCCGTCTCACGCGACCAACAGAAACTCGTGTTTGCGCGAGCAAGGGCGGGGGAGCAGTGGGCGAAGCGGTGGATTGCCGAGGGCTCGATGAAAGTCCAGCCGAAGGCGGCGGTACACCAGCTTGCAGCACATCGGGTGAGACACCACAAGCGCAAGCATCACAAGAAAGGTAGGCGGTATGCCAGCAACTAAGAAAGCGGCCAAGAAAGCGGCCCCAAAGAAGGCTGCTGTGCCGAAGAAGGCAGCCGCGCCGAAGAAGGCCGCCGCCAAGACGGCGCCGGAAGAGGTTGCACCGATTCACGTCGACGACAACACGAGGCGTTCAGACCTCGACGTTCGCAACGGTCATTTCTGCCGAGTGACCAAGGGCGAGCACAAGGGACGCTACGGCGTCTTTACGGCTGTCTCGGAACTGGAAAAGGATGGTTGGCCGAAGCGGGTCATCATCACCACCAGGGACGCCCAGAAGGTCAACCTCGTGGTCGACTACGACGCAATCGAGCCTGCCGAGTCGGGCGGTATCTGATCGTGAAACAGGCGTCCATACACGCACGGCGCCTGCGCAAGATGCTTGAGCTCTCACCAGGAGTTCGTCAGGCGAAGAAGGATGACGGCCATGACGCGCTCAGGCGGGAGCTCGACGCCTTCCTGGCGAAGTTCGACCCCTCTCCGGGCCGACGCGCCGCTCGCGGTGAGCGGCCTGATCCACGGCACGAGACAGTTGCCGTGATGCGCAAGCGCATGGAGGTCGAGGGACCGCTGCCTTCGGGACAACTGCCCGAGGCACCGAACGCCGCAGAGGCACCAGCGGAAGTGCAGAAGAGCGCCACGCAGCGCACAGCGCCTTAGAGGCGTCCGGCAGCAGACCTACATTTCCGGCCATACAAACGTCTATGAGGCCAGGGACGCTCGCGCCTGTTGCCAGGGCCACTCGGTACAGCGACACACGGCGCACCGAGCGTTACAGCCGAAAAGGAGACAACAGTGGCCGAGCACGTACAGCCAGGATCAAAAGCCGCAAAGATGCAGGCGCTCTTCGAGCTCTACCTTCGGGGCTGGCCCCTGATCGGTGGAGCTGAGACACCGCCTGCCGGTGGCGGTGCAGATCCAGGCCAGGGCGGTGCGGCTGATGGTGGAGGTCTATACGACCTCGACCAGTTCGCTCCAGAGATAAGGGAACAGGTCGAGCCGGCGTTCAAGCAGTTCGACGCCAACGTGACCAGGAAGTTCCAAGAGCTGAATGACCGCTACAAGCCGTGGGAGCCTTACGCAGAAATGGGGCTCTCGGAGTACGACCCCGAGTACGTTGGTCAGCTGCTCCAGTTGGGAGAAACCTTGCAGGACGAGGGTTCTTTCAAGGATTGGCTGGGCAAGATCGTGGACGAGCACGGCGAGGCTC